TATATACGGTGTTTACGTTTATAGCCATTATTTTTTATTATTTTAATATAGGAGGATAATTTTCATATCCCCCTTATATTAATATTACATGTTATTTTAGTTTTTTCTCAATAGATTTAAATACCTCCGTACCTTCATCTGTTTTGAAAAAAGCTGCCATTGCTGAATATGGATTTTCATCAAATGGTATAGTCATTAATTTTTTATCATTAGAAGCCCACATAAATGTTCTTTGATCTTGTGATAATTTAATAATACCATTTTCTTGTGCTACAATTGCAGTGTTTCTTAATTCTACATTATCATCTGCAGCTAAATCTAAAAATAAATCAGGTTTACGCTTAGCAAATAACAATAAGTCTCTTCTAATTTCTTTTGAACTCATTGTAGTTACTTGAGAACCTAATTCTACTCTTAAAATAGCTTCTCCATGATCTATGTCAATATTTTTAGCAGCATTTAATGCATCAATTTGCATTTCTAAATCATCTAATTCATCTTTAGCTTCTTCAACTGCATCAAATTCTGTATAAGAAACGTTTAGTTTAGGATGATATAATGATAATAATTTTTGCAAATTTTGTTTTTCTTTAGGAACTGTTAATGTTCCTTCTTTAAATATAATATGTCCTAAAGTTGCTTCACCTTTATGATCGTTTGCAAAAGGAGAGGATTGATTAGTAGCATATTTTAATTCTTTTTGTTCATTATTATTAGAGTCAAACCATAATAAAGGAACTTTTGTTGTATGACGAGAAGGTATTGTATAAGTTAAAGGATTGTGTGCTCCTGTTAAAAAATAATTTCTGTCTTTTATTTCCCACTGTGGTTTAGTAGGTTTTTTAATTGTTTCTTTTACTGTTGGTGCTTCATGTTCTATTACTGGAGCATCCATAATTTTAGCTTTTTTAGCCATGATATAATATAATTTAAAAGTTAATATAAAAAATTACCCAAGGGGCGTTATGCCCCCTGAATAATAATTTGTAAAATTTACTACTTAGTAAATAATACGAAGTTATTAGCAGCTTGAACTACTAAACATCTTTCAGATAAGAAATGAACTTCCATCGCATCTAATGAAGATGTAAATGCACCTCCAACAGATCCTGTTAACCAAGATTTCATTCTTCTATCATCCGCTTCAGATGCACGGTAACGTACATGTAAGAAAGGTCGTCTGATATTAGTACCTAAAATTTGGTCATATACAGTTGATGTACCAGCTGGAACAAGGACACCATCAATAGGATTGTCTGCCATTGCACCTCTAGTAGAAGCATCATTTAAGTATTTCCAGTCAGTCTTATAAAAATCATAAGAACCTCTACGGAAACCAGTAAATCCAAGATTTAAAGCCATTTCTTCAGAGTTTTCAAATAATCCATAAGCAGTTCCACCGTTTGCACCAGCAGAAAGACCAGCTAACATATCATCAAAATCAAGAGACGTTGAACGATTTAAGAAAAGCATGTTTTCTTCAATAGCTCCTTGAGTATCTAAATTTTTAAGGATGTTGTCAAATGTTCCTAATCCACCAGCAGCAACAAAGCCACTTACTACATTACCTCTATCTTGAATAGCTGCAAATAAACCTTGAGTACCACCGTAAGCAATACCTGCAATTCCTGCAACACCAGAACCAGCTGCTGCTAATTCTCCTTCAACTACAGCCATTTCTAAGTAATCTTCAAAACGTAAACGAGTTTCTGATTCAGCTTTTAAATACCATAGAAATCCAGATGTTCCATCTTCAGTTGCAACTTCTACCCATCCAATTTGAGCAGTATCAGATCCATTGATCGCATACTTTTCTTTAATAATAATAGGAGAGTTGTGAAACTGAGAAAAACTTGGAGTTACACTTTTGATATCATTGTCTGTAGTTCCTTTTCTATATTCTGAACCATAAACAAATATCTTTAATCCTGCCGTAGCCTGTGGAATCGTTGGAGCAACATTAGCTGCTGTATAAGATTTCACTGAAATACTGGCTACACCACCTGCTGTTACACTTCCTGTTACAAGAGCTTTTACTTCTGCTCCGTTAGCTGGATTCATAATAACAATAGTTTGGTTAACAGAAATAACATTTTCTACAAATGCTGGTCCTGCTGCTGCGTTAGTTGCAAATGTAATATCATCTGCTACTGCAGCTGAGTGAGTACATGCATCATATGCAATATGTAAACGGTTTTGTTCAGACCAAACAATTTGATCAGAAGTCATGGGCATTTCTGCACCTACCATTCTTAAAAAGCCAGATAACGTTCTGTTTCCATAACGCTCTACTTCTTGCTCATAAATTTCAGGAAGATACTGTTGAGCAAAGTCATTAGTACCATCGGTAAAATTTAAATAATTTGTCTCTAAAAGTTGTTGCTTTTGAGACGGTTTAATTGACCCAAATACTGGGGCCACTGGAACTGTTGCCATAATTTTAATTTTTAATTTTTAATTGAATCGTTTTTTCTTAATTGTTAATTTTGAAGAATCAAGACCACTTATAGCTCTAACTTTAAGACCATTAATAAATACATTTCCATCAGCAGTAGCCCTAGGCTCTGTGCTAACATTTTTAGATTTATCAATTACGTTTTTAACTGCATCAACTTTTCCTTGTTCATAAAAATGATTTGCAATTTTATCAACATTAGACGCTGCATACATTGCCTTATGATAACCTTTAGTATCTACAACTTCACCTTTATCATTTAGGAACTTCCCAATAATATTGTTGATATTAGATTGATTATCAGCAACTTGATCTGTGTTTTGAACTTTATATCTAAATTTCTTTTCGCCTACATTGAAATCAAAACCTTTGAAATCATTATTAAACAGCTCTTTAGTGTTAGATTTAAATTGTTCGTGTTGCTCTTTAGCGGTATTTTGTTCTTCATTATATCTGTTAAAAAAGTCTACAGCCTTTTGTTGTTCTTGGGTAGCACCAGGTCTCAACTTGATTTCCTGATAGTATTTACCCTTTAGTTCATCTAAATAGCTTTTAGCTTTTGCAACCTCTTCTTTGTACGCTAATTTCTTTTTACGTACATCTCGCTCATCATCAACTTCTTCATCAATGTCAAATTCGTCTTCCATAAGAAAACTAATTTCTTCAAAGTCTAAATGTGGGCGAGTATTTTTATAATATTCTCTTAAAAGCGTTTTATCATTAACATTATCATAGTCTGCATTTAATCGAACATAGTCTTCAATATTTCCGCCTGTTTCTTTCATAAATGAAACTAAGCTTTCAATATTTTCCGGTAATATCCTTTCGTCTTTTACCGCTTCTTTAATTTCTTTTTTAATTGTATCTTGTTTGGTTTCAACTTCGTCACCAATTTCAACAATTTCTTCTATTAATTTTTCTTCAGAATCTTTGGTAGTATCTTCAGATTCTTTGTTTCCTTCAGCCACTTCTTGGCCATTGTCGGATGATTCGCGAACATCCACTTCATTTGTGCTTTGCTCCTGAACGGCATCTTCTTCTGTTTTTTCGTTAGGTATAACTACTTTAGTTATTGTTTCTTCTTTTTCAACCTTAGGTTCAACTAATTTTACTTTTGTAATTTCGTTTTTTTTCCCAAGTTTTTTCATTTTAGGTTTTTTCTTTAATTTAAAATCCCCTTCTTTTATTTCTGTTGTTGTTGACATAATATAATAGTATAAAATTGATTAATAAAAAATTATCTAGGATTAAATTGCTCTAATCCAAATCCATCTAAGTTGTCATTCCCGGCGGATTCAAAATTCTTAGGTAATAAATCATTTTGTCTTTGATCTATTAATTCAGATTGTTGTGTTCCTTGTATTTTAACACGTTGATCTTTACGATCTTCAATTTCTTGTTCTTTAGTTGTTTCAACTTTAGATTTCATTGATGCTAATTGCATTTGATAATTAAATTCTTCAGCCATAAGCTCTCTTTTAATTTGAGCTTCTGTTCTCATTCTTTCAATTTCAAACTGTGATTTAGCTTGTTCAATACTTACTTTTTCACCTGTTATAGCTTGTTGTTTTTGAACTTCTGCCATAGCTGCTGCTTCAGAGGCTTTAGCATTTGCTTGTGCTTGTGCATTTATATTAGCTAATTGCTGTGCCTCAGCAGCTTCTTGTTTTTTCTTACGTTTAAACTTAAGAGTTTGATTTGCAAGTTTTAAATTTTTAATTTGTCTTACATCAATGGCATCTTCTAAATCTATTCCACCTGATTGTAATGCAACTTGAATGTTTTGTTCTAACTGTGCTTGTTCTTCAGCTTCAGGTTCTAATTCTAAATAAATACCAAAGTCATATAAATTTAAATCTTTTATTTCATTTAATGTTTTAACATTAAAATTAGATATACTTTGTTTTAAAGATTCATTAGTTAAAGGATTTGATAAACAATCTGCTATTCTTAATGAAACGTTTTCACATATTCTTAAAGTTAAAAATAAACTTGATTTTAAAATATGTTTTGTAGCTATGTTTGATTGATTAGCTGCTAATTTTTGTAATCCAACTAAAGCATTTTTATCAGGAGTACTAGCATCTCTTGCTTCATTTAAACCGGTTACATCTCTTATCATTTGTAAATAATATTGATAAGTACCAATTAATGAATTTATTTTTGCTTGACCTGCTGATGATGTTAATTCTTGAACAGGAACTTTTCCTCTATTTAATTCACCATCTTGTGTTAATGATCTTCCAACAATACTACCAGTTTGAAAATACATATTCAATGCTTCTGCTGGATTATAATTTGTACCGTTGCCTAAATCTACTTCAGCTAATCCATCCATATCTAAAAATACTCCGTCAGGAACTATTCGAGACATTACTTGTTGTAATTTTAAATGAGTTAATTGAATCATATCTGCAAATCCTGTTATCCTACTTACAAGAGATTCTAAACGACCTTTGTACATTCTAGGTGCAACAATTGCATAATTCATTTTAACTCGAGTGGTGTCAGCATAAGGACGTGTCATGTTTTCTGACAACTCCCATTGTAACATTGTATTGTTTCCTAAAACTTTTACACCCGTATACAATACTTCTATTGTTCTTGCAACTCTTTCAAAATTGTCGTTTGGTGGAGGATTAAAAGTATCAGGTTTTTCAATAACTTTTTCTAATCCGTTTTCTGTTTGTTTTATTTTAAACACTTGATTCATATAAGTCTTGTATTCAAAATACAATACTTGAACAGTGTTTTCATCATAATTACCCCAGCCAGTAACATATTGTTTATTGCCGGGCATATTTTGAATATCTTTTAATTCTTCTTCTGAAATATTAGGAAATTGCTTTTTTAATTCTGCAATGGTAATAGCTTTAGCTTCACCTGCATAATAAATATCATCAAAGTTAGGATCTTCTGTATAAGAATAAACTAAATAAGCTGGATCAACGTAATCAATAACAATACCATTTGTTACATTAAAACTAGTTTTAGAAGCTCCAATACCTAATACAGCTAAATCATAAACACTTCTTGTTTTAATATTATCATATTTATTATTTGATAATACATTATTTATAGCTTCTTCTTCTGCAATCTCAACAGATTGCTTATAGCTAGTCTGCATCATTACTTCTAACTCTTCTGGAGTTTCTGGTAATTGTTCAGGAGAAATAGGTGAATTAGAAAAATCTTCTCCTAATAATTTATTAGCCATACCTTGAAGATCTTGAGTATACATATCTCTAAGTACACTTCTAGCATATTCTGTTTTTTCTTTTAATGAAGCAGGGTCTTGAGCAAAAGCTTTTATTTCAAAATCTTTTTCAGCTATACCATTTACTACAATATCAATAAACTTAGGAATTACAGGTACAGGTTTCCAATCTAAATTTAAATAAGATAAATCACCATTAATAGATAATTCATCTTTATATTTTTGAATTGATTGTTCGCCTCTAGCATACAATCTTAATTGATGGTAATTATTCCAAGAAGTTTGAAATCTATTAAAATTAGTTCTTCCTTGATTAAACCACTCTCTTTCTATAGCGTGAGCAACTTGTCTACCATAATCTATGCTGGCTTTTTCTTCATTGCTTACTACTTGACTTGGAAATGAGCTATTAGGGTTTGTATATACGTTCATTTATTTTATAATTTTTGAGGTACTACCATCATTATTGTACTTTTTTATACCTAAATTAATTGAAGTTTTTATTCTTTTACTTACTGGTGCATATCTATTTTTATTACAGGCCATAATAGCAAGTCCTGAACTAATTGATGCATCATGAGCTGTTCTATTATTAATATTAAATGTTGCCCAATCTTCTAATGTTCTTTGAAAATACATATCACCATATCCTTCACCTAAAAAACCAACTTTAGTTTCTATATAAGATTCGATTGCCGCTGCGTGAGCTTGCTTAATATCTTCACTTGAATTAGGTATTCCTCCAATTTCTTTTTCTGTTACAGATAATTTACTAAATTTTTTATCAGGACGATTCATTGAAAAACCTCTATAACCTCTTCTTTTAAAATGATATAACAATCTAGGTTTATTATTTTCTGCTAATATTGGCATACCATAAAAAATACATGCCATTAATACATCTTCAAAAAATATTTCTGCTGTTTGAGGTCTTGCTATATATTCTAAAAAAAACTGATCCAACGGAGCTTCTTCCATTGAAAACTTTGTTAATCCATGAAGCGAGCCATTCGAACCCCTTCTATCAACCGTACCAGAAATATCATAACTATCGCACCCAAAAGCACCCAAGTGCTCGTTTCCGGGGTATTTAATTCCATTTTTTTCTATTGTTCTATTTTGAAGATTGTAAGGTGGTATCCAACTTATTCTAAATCTTCCTTGTTTGTTGGGATTAAATATTACTCTAGTATCCGATATACCATTGTACCATTGAAAATTACCCGTACTTATTATATTTGTATTTCTTAAATCATTGTTATAATCAATTTGCTCATAAATTTTAGTCAAATTAAATAATGATTGTTTAGCTTCATCTCTAAATGCATGATCCTCCGTTCTTGGAAACTGTCTATAAAGTTCATTTAAACTGTCTTGATCTTCTTTTAATCCATCAACTTCATTTTCCCAATGCTCTATAACTCCTATATCTATTTCTTCGTTGTCAATACCTTGAATGACTTGTTCCGGTGTTTCAAATACAGGAAATCCATAAGTATTAATGAATCCTTCGTAGTTCCATTCCATAGGTATGAACAAACTATATAATCCTGAGCTAGTCTGTCCATTGCGGTTTCTTTTTGTAACATCAGATTCGTAATATAATTTTTTAAAGTTTTTACCACCTTTATCTAAAGCATTTGATGTTGATCCCATCATACATTTGCCTATAATCTTACTTCCTAATCGTAATGTAGTTTTTGTTACTCTCCAGTTATTAAGAATATTATCAGGTCTTTCCCATTTACCAGATTCGTCATGCACCAATAACTTTAACTTTTCACCGTCATAACTATTATCTCCTGTATTTTTCCAGTCTATAGTAGTATCTAATCCTTCTAGTATTTGCTTTTCAGCGGTTTCCGTAATGGACTTTTTGGTAAATTTTGAGGCCGGTACTCTGTACGCCAATTCTGATTTTGGTCTGTCCATCCCATCTTGTATTGGTTTGAAGAAGAAGGGGTAATTAACAGATATTGGGACAACCTTATCTGTGAACATTTTTTTAGCATCAGCACCCGATTTGGACAATACCCCAAACCGTGCATCTGAAGTAATTGTAGCTTGATGGACGGTCTCTGCTGAAGACATAAAGCTAAAACCGGATCTACGGTTTTTAAGATAGCACATTCCATAACAACGCTTGTCTGATTTGCAGGCTTCCCAAAAAATAAAGAATAATCTATTAGCTTCTCTGAAGTCTGGCTTCCCAACATCAATTTTGGTGTGCTGCAAGTACATGTAATGAGAACCAGTAATATAAGTAGAAATATCTTTATTATTAAACCAATGGCCTTCTTCACGTCTTGTAAACTCTCTATTAATATAATCATACCATCTATTTTTAAAATCTTCAGGATATGTTTCCCATTCAAATATGCTATTAATTTGAGCTAATTCTTTTGGAAAAACATGAGGCTTCCAAACATTATTATTGTTTTCTAAAGTTTTGGGTTCTTTAGGAAGAGCAATTACTAAATTTTGTATTTCAACAATGTCACCTATTGTTCCATCTTTGCTTATAACAATTATATCATGTTCTTTGTTATATCCATACTCCCATTTTTTATACCTATTTTTTCTTTTTATTATATTAGGCTTAATAGGGGAAACATTTTTAACTAATGTTTGCTTGTACATTATTTAGATCTTCTTTCAGCAAAACCACTAAATGCTTCTTTTTTATCAATTGGTTTATTTTCTAATAAATTTCTTTCTGCTTCAATACGTGTAAGTATTTCAAATGCATCAAAAATTGCTAATTTTTTTGTAGCTGCAGCATTCTTTAATCTATCGGCTGATACATCATCTGCACTACCTGTAACTATTTTTTCTTCGGCAACTTTAATTAATTCTTTAACAGCTTTTTGCCCAGCTTGGATTATATTCAACTTCGTTTCCTTGGAATTCATATTTAATTACTATATCATTAGATTGCATGCAAAAAAGTCTTTCATTATCTATAATAAAATCCCATTCGCTATTTGGAGTAAAACCAATTAAATCTCCAGGATTGATTCCAGAAGCCTCTAATGAGCTATTACCGTATTTTAATATACCAACAAGCTTTTTTTCTTTATCAAGCGTAAAATCGTTTGTATCAACTATAGGTTTAACAAAACAACGTTCTAAAATAGTTTGCCATTTGTTTTTTTGCTTGTATAAATATAATTGACTTATATTACAAAAATATAAATCTTCTTTAAACCAAGATCTACTGTCTTTTTGTTTACCTTTTATATCGTAAAATCTTCTAAATACATTTTGATGTACTACAACTAAATCATTTTTTTTTATTTTAGTTGAAAAAGCTAATGGCGTTTCAACAACTATAGCAATTCTATTTACCGCTTTCCAGTTTTCAATATTTGTATTTAAAATTAATTCTTTATCATTAATTTTAATTTTATTACTATATCTTTCACCAGCTGGTTTAACTATAAAGTCGTATATACTTTTCATTTAATATTGTAGATCATATTCTACAGAAATAGCCATATTAGAATTAAATTTTTTCCAAGGCATAACTTCATTATTTTTTTTAATATGAATGTTATATGAACTGTCTTGATCTTCAAACAAAATGTATGCTATTTCATGTCCGCCATAAACTTGTTGGCCTACCGCATAATGCATAGCTTCATTTTTATAATCAGCCCCTATACTTATTTTTCTAATAATGGAAGACATTTTTATTCTTTATCTTCTTCTGCAATATCAGTATAAGAACCGTCTTCAATATTAATTCTTATTCTACCATACGCAGTTTCAAGTTCTTGCTTAAATTCTTCAATCTCTTGACTAAGACCAGCTTGCTGATGTAATAGCGCATGCTTTTGGGATTCAAGTTGTCCAATACCTTTAATAGTATCGCTTAAAGTTTCTTGTTGTTTTTTTATTTTTACTAATTCTTCAGAAGAAATAGATTTAGTTTCTACTTTTTTCATATTATTAAATTTAATTATTATTTGTAAATATAATTCTTTTTATTTTGTTTTATCTTTTATTTTTTCATAAGTTCTTAATCCACCTAATCCAAGCATTCCTAATAATACTGTCATTAAATGTTCCATTTGTAATGCAGGTGGAATGTCTACAGGTTTTAATATCCAAATAAATAAATCACGTATAATAAAATTATAAGCTAAAGCAATCCCACAAATCCAACCAATAAATGGACGCCAACCAGCAACAAATATGCTACGATGCCCGGCCTCTATTTCATTTATTTTAGTTTGTAATGATATTAATTCATTAGGATCTAATTCTTTACCTTTTATAGCTTCTCGTATTTCCCAAGCTAAGTTGCCAACTGGTGTTTTACCACCGCGCCCGCCTTTTAATAACCCAAGTAATGCTTGCCACATAATTTATCTTTTTCTAGAACCTCCTGGACGTGATTTTTTAATATTGCTAGGAATTCTTTGAGTTGTAAAACTTTGTCCTTTAATAATAGAAGATGAAGCTGGTCCAACAATAGATTTTGGTTGTACAATTCCCGTTACAAATTCTCCTTGATTTCCGGATTTTTCAGCAAATCCTTTTACACTTGCTCCGACCGCTTGTCTCTTATTTCCTCTTGTTCCTACAAAAGCTCTTCCTGAATAAGGGGTGCCCACAACTTCTCTAGTAACATCTGATACAAAATCTTTTGGGATTGGATTTCCAAATTCATCTACTTTATTCTTATTAAATAAAGCACTACCTTCCATTTTTTTAATTGCATTATTTCTAAAAGGGCTTCCATCAGAAGTAGCTCTATTATCAATTGGCATATCTTTTAAATCTTTATTCATTTTTTTTATATTAAGTTGTTTTATTATATGCCTCTTTTTCCCACGGTAAATTCGAAGCACCTTCTTTCATTGTTGCACGCGGGTATGTTTTGCCTTTCCAAAATACAGCTGAATCGTTATAATCTAAGTCACCTCGATTTATTTGATCTAAATGAACTTGCTCGTGTTTAATAACGTCTTTTAATTGTTTATCATCAGTAATATCTTTATTTACTAAAATACTACCATTACGATTAGCCTTACCTAAAACACCATCACCTAAATCTACATTGTAAATAGGGGTGTTATCAATAGTATATGGGGGGTTAGTCAAATTGAATGCCACTTTTTTCTTGTTGTTTATATGGAAAGAGTTTATTAAGTGCTTCTTTACGATGGCTACATCCACACGGAATGTTTAATCCTTCTGAAACCTTATCTACAATTGTTTTAATTCCTGTTGCAGTAGTTATTTTTTCTACCGTATCTCCAAATCCTTTTGATTGCATTTAATTATATTTTATTATTTTCTATTAGAAACTCGTATTGCTCTTTTTTCTAATCTATTATATTTCTTTTTCTTTCTAAGAGCCTTAGCTTGATTTTTAGCTACATCTGAAGCACTGCTTGAGGATTTAATGTTTTTTATTGCTTTAATGCTTTCTTTTTTAGCCTGAACAGCTTTAGAAACTGTCTTTTTAATTCTTCTGCTTTTTCTGGATGATCTTTTGCTAGTAGCATCTTTAACGATAGGCATGTCTTTTAAATCTGCTTTAACTGCCGCCTTTTTTGTTTGCTTTTTAGTTGGTTTATTTGAAACCACATCTGCTGATTTTAAAGTTGAGTTAATTCCTTTAACTTTTGCTCTAGGTTTTGTTTTAACTTTAACTGGTTTTTTAACAGATCCTCCAACACCATATCCTTCATTTCCAGATCCATCATTTTGTACACCACTTGTGCCTACAGAAGGTATTTGAGTTGAACTTCCCGGCATGGATTTTGTAGAATTAGCTAAGCTAGTTTTTAATTTAGTATCTGCAGTTGCTTTATTATATTCTCCAGTTGAAAATTTTGGAGCTTTGGTTGGAACTCCTTGCAATTTTGTATCATTAACTTCGCCTGAAGCTATTCTTTTTTTTCGTACTTTTGATTTTTCAAAGTCTGAACCAATACTACTAATTGAATCTCGTAAACCTCTTAAACCTTTAATAATTATTCCATCTTCAATACCTAAAGGACTTTTAACTTGTTGGCCATAGCCTTTATTCATATTGGCTGCAGGAGTTGATCCTCCAGCTCTATTGTCTACAGGCATGTCTTGTAAGTCTGCAGCGGCTTGTTTTGCAGCATCAGATTTACTCATTCCTTTATCCATATTTTCTTTTAGCTTACCACCAAAAGCATTTCCTTCTAAAGGACTTTTATAACCTTTATTTAAATTAAATAATGCTGATTTTTCTTTCATAATATTAATGTTTCATGTGTTTACTCAAATAGGAACCATCTGATTTAATATCTCCCGCTAATTTTGAAATGTGTTTTTCATCTGCAGTTTGATTAATATCTTTATATTTACCACCTTTACGTTGATCGTCTAATACATCCCTTTTTAAATAATCAATATGTGCTTTGTCATCCCGCATTGCATCACGTGCATTGCCTTTAGTAATTTTAGTTCCCATTTGTTTAATTTTAATTGTTTAACAATTCCATCTACGTCTTGCTGCTCTACCTCTTTCTGATTTCCATCCTTTAGATCTAGCACAAAATGATTTACGTCTTTTCCAAGCTTTACTTCCTTTTTTAAGTTTTTTAGGATCTTTAGTAACTGCTGTTTGTAGCTTACTACCAGGATTATCTCTTTTGTATTTTTTAACACCTTTTTCAGACATACCTCCACCAGCAGCGCCACCTGTACCAGTAGGCTTTGCTTTATTATAATAACCTAACGACTTTTTTTTAGAAGGAGCCGGTGGTTTAGCTCTTTTAAGAAAAGGTGAATTTGTTTGAACGTAAGTCATTATATTATTTTATATTCTGTTTTATTGTTTACTCTAAATGCTTGAAGCACTCTTTGTCTATTTTGTGTTTCGGAAATAAAACTTAAATGAACCCAATCAGGATTATGAGAATTTCCATATTCCCAAATAAGTTGATCAAAATTTAAATTGTTTTTTATAAAATGAAACATTTCAGCATTTGATTTATAATTGTATATATCATCAACATCAATAGCTCTTCCTTCACAATGTTGAGATTTAGAACTCCCCCCAATAGTTTTATTTAATTCTTCACTTCGAAAAAATGAAGTAATTTTTATAGGGCCTTTAACCCATTCTCTTAAAGGTTCAAAAACTTTTTCAGCAACTAACCCCATGTTTTGAAGTTCGTATTCTTTAGGAATATTTTCAATACCTTTTCGAATTGCTGTTGAAGATTTTATAGATTCATTGTAAGTTATATGTTCACTAATATACTTACTTTTCATATTACCTATTTTTTATTTGTTTTACTCATGATATACCACTTGTTAATAGTATAACCTATTGTTAATAATAATAAAGTTATTTTTAAAAACGCGTCAATATTCATTAATGATACCATAAACGATGCACCATTTATAATGTAAAGTTTAAAATCTGTCATTGTTAATTTAAAATTTAGCATTACCTGTATATCTTTTTACAGATCTTAAGGCATTTACATCTCCACCTTTATTTGCTTGAGCTATAGAAGTAATAGGAGTACCCATAGGATAATTTTTAGTTGGATATTTTGAAACTTCCATTCCGTTAATACCACTACTAGAACCTGGTCCGTGTTGACGTCCTTCTTGATTTAATGGTCCATCCCAAATATGAGATTCTCCTACTATACTAACTTTTTTATTTTTTGAAGCTTGATTATATGCTTTATCTTCTTTCATTGTATGTTGTTTAAATTTGTTGTTTGTATTTGTCTATCAAATGAATTTGGAAGTGGTTGACCAAATATTTGTGATCCTGTTTGCATTTCTCTAGGAGAAAAGGGTGATGGTGGCATAGCTGGTCCTACACTCATTTGACCAGGCATTTGAGTTGGCTGAGCTTGTTGGGCTATAGCCTGAGCTTCTTGTGCACTTTGTGGCATTAAGGTAGATGGATCTGGTTGAGCCATATAACTAAATGCAGATTCTTTATTTAAATTATTATTCATATTATCTATTTTTATCGTTATTTACATTTTGAATTGCAGTTTGCAAAACAGTGTCGGTATAAGTTTTACCCCTCATTATTGAATTTCTTTTTTCACTACTTGGAATATCATCTTTACCGAGCATAATACGGTACATCTTACTTATTAGCTGTTTACACTTAAATGAAACTTTATACATATTATATTTTTGAGTAGTTTGATTCCGACGTCTCCATACTTCAATCCAACCCTCTTTTAATAATCTGTTCCAGCGCTTATTATCCCAGCTGTAAGCGTACGTACCTATTTTATAATCTTGTTTTGTAAATAATTTAGTACAATCAAAATAAATTAAAAGCTCTAAATCAGCATCGTTTAGATTATTATTGCGGCAAGCCCATTTTCTAATTATTCTATAATGCTTAAGCAAGTTTATATCTCTTATTTCACTTGCTTCAAGCTTTCTCATAAAACCACTACTATATCTGATGATTTTATAACGTGATAAGCAGTCTTATCAATTTCTATTATATGCCCAGAATGCTTGTCAAAATATATTTTATCGTCTTGATTAATACCTTCAACTTCATCACCTACTGAAATAACAATAGCCTCTACATATCTTACATCATCTTTATGAGCTTCTGCTAAAAGCAATCCCCCTTTTGTTGTAGATATTTCTTTTGCTGTTTTATTTATTATTAAATTTCTACCTATTGCCTTCATCAATTCTTAAATTATTAATTACACAATCTGTAGATAATATAGTAGTTGCTACTGAAACAGCATTTGACAATGCACTTTTTGTAACTAGTAGTGGATCTATAATCCCACTTTTAATAAGATTACAGCTTTCACCTGTTATAACATTAATTCCCCACCCAACATCAAGAAATGGTCCGTATGAAATACCAGCATTACTTAATATTTTTTTGTAAGGATATTTTATTGCATTAATTAAAATTTGCTCATTTAATGTTGGATCCTCAATTGAATCAGCCGCATTATGTAATGCTATACCAGCACCGGGAACAATTCCTTCTTTTATTGCAGCTTTAGTTGCGCATATCGCATCTTCAACTCTATCTGATTTTTCTTTTAATTCAATATCTGAATTTGCACCTACTTTTACTATTGCTATTTTAGCTGATAGTCTTGCCAATCTTTTTTCTAAACGAATAATTTCAGCTGGAGGTTTGTTTTTAGATAAATCTTTTTTAATAAACTTTATTGCTTTTTTAATTTCGTCTGATGGTTTATCTACTTGAATAATAGTTTCTTCATCAGTAGTTACACTTTTTAAACATGTACCTAAAAATTCTGGTTTAATTAAATCAAGATCGTCTCCTAAATCTTCATTAATTATTGTTGCTTTCGTTAGCATAGCTAAGTCAGTTAACATTTCTTTTTTTGTTATTCCGTATGTTGGAGCATTAATAACATTAACCTTTATATTTCCTTTAACTTTATTCATTGCTAAAGCGGATATTACTGGTGCTTCTATATCTGCAACTATTAATAAGGGTTTATTGTTTTTTATAACATATTCTAATACACTTTGTATTTGTCTTACATTTTCTACAGGAGATTCAATTAATAAAACCAAAGGGTTTTCTAATTCTGCTGCACGCTTTTCTTTACTAGTTATAAAATGAGAGTTTGTTAATCCTTTATCGTATTGTACTCCATTAACTACTTCAACTTCTGTTTCTGCTAGATCTGACATTTCCATCATTACAACACCTGTCTTATTGACTGCTCTAAAAGCATTGCCAATTATTTTTCCAAGATGTGGATCGTTATTAGTTGATATAGTTGCTATTTGATCAATCATATCTCCTTTAACAGGAACCTTAATTTTATCTAAATATTTTAAAGTCTTTTTAAGAGCCTGTTCAATTCCTATTCGAACATCCCTAGTACTTATACTCTTATCTACTTTAGATGCCTCTACGAGTATTGCATGAGCTAATACGGTTGCTGTAGTAGTTCCATCTCCAGCTTCTCTAACTGTTTTACGGGCAGCTTCTTTTAAAAGTGTTGCTCCCATGTTTTCAACTGGGTCTAATAGTATAATACTATCTGCCACAGTTACTCCATCTTTTGTAATAACAGGTTTGCCTGCTCCATCTTCTAGCATAACACATTTACCGCCAGCTCCTAATGTAGAGCTGACAGCATTAGTGAGTTTATTTATACCTTCAAATACTTTTTCCCTAGCTTCATCTCCAAAGCTAAGATTTTTGACGATTGCGTCTGACATAATTTAATTAAATTTGATTAGTAATATTTATTTGAAAGTTTTTACAACTTTAGGTCCTTCAAGATAACCAATTTTCTTTTTATAATAATCTATAGAGGCATCAATTGCAGCTTCCGCTCCTTCTAATGTTTCTCTTCTAGTTACATCATTCCAATTAGTATTAATCTTAAAGTCCTGATATTCAGTTTGAAAAAATCCGTTTGGTAACTGGGTTATACGCCAATTTTCTTTATCGGCAATGTGCTTCCAAAGGTTTGTGGTTTCTTCTGAGATTTGTGGTTGACTACTCCACGAACTAGTCTGGTAATATACTGTCATTTTGGTTTTGGTTTTTAGCTTACACAAATTGTTATAATGCTAAAGGTAAGCTTTCTTTAGCATATTGGTTTATATTATATTATCACTTGTTTTTTGTGTTTTTTAATTATTTTATTTTTATAAATAAAGGTTTTGTTGTATCAGTGTCTGTTCTTGCTGTTGTATCACCTATACCTCCAAAAGCAACTCTTGTTACTTCCATAGTATAAGCACCAGCAGTCATACAGAAAAAATAGCCATTATAATATTGCAATGAAGCACCTCCAGCAGATCCTAAGTTTACGTTATATCCTGTACTTACCCCTTGTAAATCATATTGATAAGTTGGAGCCCCTGCTTGCTCACCCATAACATAATAATTATTACCATCAAAAGCACATCCTTCTTTAGTACCACCTCCTTGAAATCCAAAACCTGTAGCAACACCAGTAACCGCGTTGTACGTTGCTACCCTTCCACCTTGGAAGTGAGGACTTGCAACTGAAGTATATACTATATATACACCATCTCCACCGTCATCATAGTAGCCTAAACCAAGAATACTACTTCCCTGGTAAGCCACACTAAAACTAAAGCCTGTAGAACCGCCTGAAGTAGTACGTTCAACTAAATTAGTACCACTGCTTGGTATAAGAAGAGTAGTTCCATTAGAAGTCATAGCTTGCATGTTTGCATATGCAGTAAAAACAATACCACCCCCTCCAGAAAGATTACCAGTAGTGGCATCAACGGTGTATTCTCTTACAGCACCAGTTGTTTGTTCTAACGCATACCAATTAGTACTAGTTCTAGCTAGTCCTCTAGTAACAAAAGTAGTTGAAAAAGCTGAAGATGTTTCAAATTGAGTTAAAATTTGATAATTTACATTAGCATCAGGATAAGTAGAATTTACTCCGGCTAATGTATTGCCTGTTTTTAACCAATAATCTCCGTTAGGATGAGTATAAAGACCAGTCGTTGCATTATAACCCGTAGGGTTTCCTGTTGTGCTAACACTAAAAGATTCATAAGTATTAACTGGTAAACCCGTACCGGTTGCTCCACCTCCTGTTGCTAATTCTAAACTTCCTAAATATATTGCCATTGTATTGTTATTTTACGGTGTTGTTATGTATATTGTTGATGAACTATAAGATGGTAAAGCAGTATACTCTGCAGCTGTTAATGTTATAGTTTTTATAATTGATGAATCTACATTTGTTGATTCTATTTGTGTTCCTGCCATTTTATTGTTTTTAGCTAAATGTTATTGTTCCTGTTCCAGTTGTAAAAATTAATACTGAGTCTGTGCCTACTATACTAGGTGTAGGTGTGTTTAAAGTACCTGTAACTGCAAAGCTTGAAACATCAGCTGTTGGGTAGCGTAGGATAACTGTACCTGAGCCGCCATCTCCAGGGTTTTGACTGCTGTCCCCAGCTCCAGCTCCTCCGCCAGTATTAACAGCGCCATCAACCCCATCAGATGCATTACGTTTTGCACCAGCTCCTCCGCCTCCGGCGCCCCCTGGATTTGCACTAGAATAACTAGTACCACATCCACCACCACCACCACCAGCGTAATAGTTTCCTGTTCCTCCAATAATGTTTACCTCTAATCCATCGCCACCATGCCCAGTGGCGTTTGTACCCCCTAATTCCGAAGCTCCGCCTCCACCCCCACCTTTAAATGTAGCTGCTGGATTATTTCCTACAAAACCTAACCCACCACCGAAACCTTGATTAGATGTTCCATTGTTTGGATAAACTGTATCGTTGTCGTAATCATTTCCTCCACCAGATCCTCCTACAACAATTCCTGTACCTTGATGTCCTGAACCACCAGAACCGCCAACAGATGTTATTGTTGAAAATACAGAATTTAAGCCACTAGCCCCATTGTTAGGATTTACATTACTACCAGCTCCTCCAGTTCCGATAGTGACTGTGTAATTTGTTGCAGCTGTTAAAGATAAAGATGATTCAGCAGTAGCTCCTCCACCAGATGTAGAGCCATAAGAAGTCCGTAAACCTCCAGCACCCCCTCCACCAGCGGCGTCTCCACCTCCTCCGCCACCTCCAGCAACTACTAAAAAGTCAACAGCAAAGGTAGTAGGTACATTAACAAGTGCATCAGTACCATCATTAGCAGCAAATTCTGCCACCCAACCTTGTATAGTTCCTGAGTATATAATGCTTACAGCACCTCTTTGGTAATCTATTTTAACATCGTTTGCAGAACCGTTTATATTAGATTGTGCAGTAATTGTAATCTTATTAGTCTGTGCAGTACCAGCATAATCTACTATGCTTACTATATCTCCTACACTGGCAGTTGGTGGCATAGTTACAATAACTTGATTAGATGTTGTATTAACAAAATAGCCTTGCGATGCTACAGCTTGGAAGTTACCTGTTTTAACAGTTGCTTGCCAGTCTACTCCTAAACCTCCTTGTATAAGTTCTTTTGTTACTTTTGTTAATGCCATAATATTTTAACTAAATGTTATTGTTCCTGTTCCGCCTATAAATTGTAATATTGAATCTGTGCCGTCTGTAAATTTTGTTTGAAAATGTTCATTAGCAAGCAATGTAACATTACTAGCTGACAAAGCTGAATTAAATATACGTACTTGGTCTATTGAGCCATTTAAATATCTTGTGCCTGATGACAACCCAAGCTGAATAGATGATATTGTTCCTACTGGATTTGAAAGCGTAAAACTTGCGCTATCAACCAAAGAGCCATCTATATAAGATTTTACGGTTGAGCCGTCATAAGTCATAGCATAATGCTTCCAAACACCTTTTGTTACTGAACCTGATGGATTGTAATTATATTGATTAGTAGTATAATTTCTAAACAAAAATCTTGATGAATATCCAGTGCTTCCTGCTGAAAAAACAATAGTTGTATGATTAGGATAAGATTGATTATCAGATAATTCTAAAATTGTATTTTCATCAGTATCCGATGTTACATTACACCAAGCTGATAATGTAAATGTAGATGGAGAAAAGGTTGAAGTAGGTAAAACTATTTTACTACTACTCCCATTAAACACAGCCGCTTGACCAAATCTTCCAGCTGCATAAGGGCTAAGATTTGAAGCTGTACCATTATATCCATTACCACTTGAATCAGTAACCGTAGTACCACTTCCACCTTCTAACTTATAGTAAGCTGTGTTTGCTATAGGATAAGCTGTGTCTGCAATTGTGTCTACTGTAGATGGTGTGTTTAAAGTGCCTGTAATTGCATAGCTTGAAACGTCAGCTGTTGGATAGCGTAGGATGACTGTACCTGAGCCTCCAGCTCCTCCACTAAAAAATCCACCATCTCTTTCAGAGCCACCACCACCGCTTCCAGTATTTGGTGTTCCATTACTACCAGTTGAATGGCTTGCATCACCTCCCCCACCAGAGCCACCAGTTCCAGGGGTATATGCTGACGGAAACGTTGATCCACCACCACCTCCAGCTCTTGTTACCGAAGTTCCTGTTATTGATGAAGCTAAACCAGAACCACCATTACCTCCAGTGCTTCCACCATTAACTCCAGCGGAACCACCTCCACCACCACCTCCAGCGGAATAGGGCGGATTTGATCCACCTCCATCTCCACCAGCGTATCCTTGATTAGAATCTCCAGCTGCCCCTGTGCCAGTACTGTTACTACTCTCCACCCTAGTTGAACCACCTCCAGAGCCTCCAGTTAAGGGCTGTTTTGTATAGGCTCCACCGCCACCCCCTCCATTGGAGGTAATTGTTGAAAAGACTGAGTTATAACCTGTATTTCCTTGAGAACTTTCACCACTTGCTGAATACCCTCCATTTCCTCCAGCCCCTACATTTACTGTATAGCTTGTACTAGCTGATAAAGAAAGAGATAATTCACTAGATCCACCACCTCCAGATGACTCTG